TGCCGGCATCTACTCCGCGAGCTTCAACAAAAAGGAGATTGCTCAGATCACTTATGCCACAATCGGCTCCATCACCAAACTCGGCGCACAGTTCAAGGAGATGGGCTTCACCAAGATGCTCATCGACGAGGCGCACCTCTATCCCCGCGAAGCCGACTCCATGCTGGGGCGCTTCCTCAAGGACAGCGGCATAACTCACGTGCTCGGCATCACCGCCACCCCCGTGAAGCTGCAAACCAACTTCAACCGCATGGGCGAACCATACTCCAAACTGGTGATGCTCACTTCGCGCTCCAAGCATGGCAATTTCTTCAAAGAGATTATCCACGTGGGGCAAATCTCGGAGATGGTGGAGATGGGCTACTGGAGCAAACTCATCTACCAAGCCGATGCGAAGTTTGATGCCCGCAAGTTGCGCTACAACTCCACACGCAGCGAGTTCACCGCCGAGAGTGTGCGTGATGCCTTCAACGCCAACAACGGATATTCAGCCATTATTCGCACCCTGAACCAAAACATGGATCGCCGCCACGTGTTGGCATTCGTCCCCACCATTGCCGACGCTCAGCTCTTGGCGCAAGCCTACCCCGAAAGCGCTGCCATCTACGGCGACATGGACAAGAAGGAGCGCGCACGGATCATCTCCGAGTTCAAGGAGGGGAAAATTCGCGTGATTTTCAACGTCAGGGTGCTCTCCACCGGCTTTGACTACCCCGGGGTGGACTGCATCATCCTCGGCACCAGCACCGCGTCGTTTGCCTCCTACTATCAAATCATCGGACGCGCCACCCGCATAGCCCCCGGCAAGACCGACGCCCTCATCGTTGACCTCGCGGGGAACGTCAAGCGCTTCGGGCGCGTGGAGGACATCACCTTTGAGCAGGGCAAGCTATGGCGCATCTTTGCCTCGGGCGGCAAGCTCATCAGCGGCATCCCCATCGACCAAATCGGGCAATTCACCCACGAGGACACCGACGCAGTTGACAACGGCACATATGAGCCACCGCTGATGGAAGTGATGCCATTCGGCAAGTACAAAGGCGAACCCATCAAGGACGTGCCGATGGACTATCGTCGGTGGATGATGCGCGCTTTCACATGGGACTCCAAGAACGAACTCCTCCGCAAATCTATCGTAGCAACTCTTTAACTCACCTAACATTATGACTCAGACTAAAGAAAGAGAAACCGCTCTATTATATACCCGATGGGTGGACACGCTTGCCGACTTCACTTTTGAGCAGCTGGGCAAACTCTACACTGCCGCGCTGATATATGTGCGCACAGGCTCCTTCCCCGAGCATATCAAGTTGAATGAAGTTGAGCGCATGGCATTCAAGTTCATGCAACGAGATTTGGATATTACCATTGAGCAGTATGACGCGAAGTGCGAGCGTAACCGTGAAAATATAAAGAAACGCTGGCAAAAAGTACAAGAACGTTCTGAAAAAGAGCGTACTAATACGACCGAATACAATCGAATACAATCGAATACGAAAAATACGACTGGATACGACTCCATACATACTTATACTCATACTAAGACTGAGACTGATACTCAGACTCAGACTGAATCCTCTAACGAGGATATAAATAAAAAAAAGAAATTTTTTAATAAAGAAAACAAAGAAAGGGACTTCGAAGCTCCAACGGTCGAAGAAGTGCAGAAGTACATCAACGACAACCGACTCACCGGCAAAGTCGACGCACAGGAATTTGTCGACTACTACACCTGCATCGGCTGGATGGTGGGACGCAATCCCATGAAGAACTGGAAAGCGGCAGCACGAGCATGGGAGCGTCGGCGCGACCGAGTGATGCCACAAGCCAAACAACAACTCCAAAAGTCGGGCTACTCCGCAGCAGGTATCGAACTGGGCGATGGCGAGTACCTACGACCTGACGGCACACGCACCTACGGCAGCGGCGCAGACACAGTGCCCGACGACGCACCCACAAGACCGGCTAAAACCTACTGGTGGGATGGCGAAGAACACCGCTGGAGCAGCGCAATTTGATTAACCTTAGACCCTCACGAACATGGCACAACTTGACTTTGAACAATTCGGCATCGACGTGTCGCACATCTCACGCACGTCGCGCAACGGCAAAACCTTCTGCCCTCAATGCCACGACACCCGACACGACAAACGCGACAAAAGCCTCTCGGTGAACATGGAGACCGGAGCCTTTAAGTGCCACTACTGCGGTTGGTCGGGCTGCGCTGAGGTGCGCACTGCCGACGACAAGCAGCGCTGGATGGAGCAACAGGTGTGGTTCACCCCCAAGCCTATCCGACGTCAAAAACCGGAATACAAGCGACCCACACCTCGACAGCACCAACCCATGAGCGCAAAAGCCCTGGCATGGTTCAACGGCAGAGGCATCAGCGCCGAAACCCTGCAAGCCATGAAGGTGACGGAGGGCATGGAGTGGATGCCGCAAAAGAACGGACAGGCAAACACCGTGCAGTTCAACTACTATCGCAACGGACAACTCATCAACACCAAGTTCCGCACAGGCGACAAGTGCTTCAAACTCTGCTCGGGTGCAGAACTCATCCCCTACAACATCGACGCCATCAAGGACACCAAGGAGTGCATCATCACCGAGGGCGAAATGGACGCACTGACCTTCTACGAGTGCGGCAGACACGACGTGGTGAGCGTTCCCAACGGAGCCAACGCCAATCTCGACTACCTCGACGACTTCATTGAGGAATATTTCGACAACAAGGAGACTATCTACATCGCAGTCGACACCGACTCCAAGGGAGTGATGCTGCGCGATGAGCTGCTTCGCCGCTTCGGGGCTGAACGCTGCCGAGTGGTGGAATATGGCGACGACTGCAAAGATGCCAACGAACTGCTTCAGAAACGAGGCAAGGAGAGCGTCCTGCAAAGCCTCAACGCCGCTCCCGAGGTGAAGATGGACGGCGTGTCATTCGCTGCCGATGTCGAGAAGAACGTCTACAAGGTTTGGGAATCAGGTTTCCAACGGGGCGTGACCATCGGGCATGAGAACCTTGACAAATACATCAGTTTTGAAACCAAACGTCTTTGCATCGTCACCGGCATACCCGGCTCGGGTAAGTCCGAGTTTATCGACGAAATGGCAGAGCGACTTAACATGAGATACGGCTGGAGATTTGCCTACTTCAGCCCGGAAAACGCTCCGCTGGAGTATCACGTCTGCAAACTGATTGAGAAGTTTACAGGTGGCAGCATATCCAAGAAGACAATACGCCGCGAAGAGGTGACACAGGCGTTGCAACACATAGACCGCGACTTCTTTTTCATTACGCCCAAGAATGATTGCAAGGTAAGCACTATTCTTGAGAAAGCAAAATATTTGGTTCGTCGCTTCGGCATCAAATGCCTGGTGATAGACCCTTTCAACCGACTCGAATTTGACTACAACGGATTGAGCGAAACGCAATACATCTCCAAGATACTTGACAAACTGACAAACTTCGCACAGGTCAACGACGTGCTGATCATCCTGATGGCTCACCCTACGAAGCTCCAAAAGAACAAGGACGGGAAAACCGACCCTCCCAGCCTCTACGACATCAGCGGCTCGGCGCACTTCTTCAACAAAGCCGACTTCGGCATAGTTGTCCATCGTGATCGCCAAAAGGGCACGGTGCTTGTGAAGGCTGAAAAGGTGAAGTTTCGACACCTCGGTGAACCCGGTGAGGCAATCTTCAAGTACAACATCAACAACGGGCGCTACGTGCCCTACATCGAAGGCTTCGAGCCGATGTGGGACAACACTAACCACCTCGTCGATGCAGAGCGACAGAAAGCACGTGAAGCCCTTGAGTCGGCACAACTCCCCCTCGACTCTACCGACACAACCCCCGACAACGATATGCCATTTGCCCCAAGCGATGGCTCCCCAACCCCATTTTAACCCTAATTTTTTAACCCTTAAACCCAACTAACGTTATGATGAGCAACAGTCTCAAAATTTATGGCATCATCCTCTTGGGGTGTGCCGCCGTTCAGGTCATCTGCGCAGTGCTTGATTGGTCACTGCTCGGAACCACTCACCTCTCCTGCCACCTCAACGCCCTACTGGCATGGGCGCTGGTGCTCTACAACTGGTATCTCGCCCGACACTTCGCCCGCTGCAATGCCGAGAATGAGGAATCGTTCAACACGGTGATGGAGGAATATGACGCAGTGCAGAGCCGCCACACGGCTCAGGCTAAGGTCATCAACTCGCTGAAGGACGAAATCAGCGCGCTGCGCTTCCACATCCGGCTGATGAACGAAGGGAAGATACCCATGTCGTCGAAGTACGGCGAACCCTACCAACTCGACAAGCCGGCGGCACCCAAGAAAAAGCCCTCATCCTCCTCGCGTCCCAAGTCCAACACCAAAACCCAACCCTCAAAGGAAGGGGAACCGAAGAAATGAGCACCACGCCCAACGAAGCCATCTCACAGAGCAACGCCCGCATCGGTCGCATCCTGCAAGAGCTGGGCGGACTCGACTTCCTCGGGGCAATGCTCACCCTCGCTTACGTCTACGCCTGCATGGAGATCCACTCGCAGTTCCGTGAAGAAACCATCGAGGACATGAGAAATCTGTTCGCCAAGCAGATAAACACGTGCAACGCGCTGATACGCAAGCGGCTAAGCGAGCGAGAAGCCACCGAAGAAGGCAAACACATAGAAACCGAACAAAATCACCTATCAAATTAACTCACAATGAACTACAGCATCAAACACGACCTCCTGAAACTTCAGGGAGCATTCGTCACCAACATCCAAGGAGTAACCGCAACCAAACGCTGCATCTGCATCCCCATCGACGAGAGCGGGCTGGTGCTCGGTCAAAAGGGCGTCTACCTCAACAGCATCGCCATCGAGATGCAAGACCCCAAGTACACCGACACGCACTGCATCAAACTCGACCTGCCCAAGGAGCAGCGCGAGGCAATGACCGAGGAGCAGCAGCGCGCACTCCCCATCATCGGCGGTCTCCATGCCATCGAACGCAAAGTTGAATCCATGGCAGTGACCGGAACCGTCACACCCAACTACGGCGACTGCCCGTTCTAACCGTCACCTCCCTCTTCATTCATCATACCACACCACCCCCGAAATGAGACCCTGAAACCCGGGTCGGGGTCTCATTTTTCGGAAAATTCGCAGAAATACCCCTAATTTCGACGCAATGATAAAAGCTAAAGAAGTTACCACAAAAAGCCGTAGAGCGCAGCAGAAGCAAAATAAACCGCCTTTACGCGACTATTTCACCAACTTATGCAACTCGACCTTCCAAGTCGAATGCCTCAAAGAGTTCAAGTTCCATCCCACGCGCCGTTGGCGCTTCGACTATGCCATCCCACAGCACAAGATTGCCATCGAGGTGGAAGGCGGCGTTTGGATCGGCGGGCGCCACACCTCCCCGCGCGGCTTCCTGAACGACATCGAGAAGTATAACACAGCCACGCTGATGGGCTGGCGCGTGTTTCGCACCGTGCCCAATGAACTGCTCTCCAACAAGACCCTGCTTCTGATTAAAGAGGCGATGTTAAACCCACAACAACCTACACCCCCACCAACATGCTGACCGACAGAATAATCAAGTTCCGAGGCAAGCGCCTCGACACCCGCGAGTGGATATATGGCTCGCTGCTGCAATCGCGCAATGGCTACACTTATGCCATCTGCTATATCGAAAACGTAAATGCTCCGTTCAATGAAACGGTGGTCGACCCGCACACCATCGGGCAGTTCACCGGCTGCTATGACTCAGTGGGCGAGGAAATCTACGAAGGCGACGTGATTAAGAGCAAGTATGGCATCAGGCACGTCGTAGCCTTCAGCCGTGGCAAATTCATCGGCAAGAATCTCAACGCTTACCATGAGGAATGCCCGCTCACCAACGCGATGATCAAAGGACACGACCGTCAGGTCATCGGCAATATTCACGATAACCCCCTGCTTGCAAAATGACGGAAGAGGAAAAAGACAAACTGATGGATTACATTGTTCGCGAGTTCTTTAGCGACCTTCGCGTCATCCCCGTGCCGCCTAAAGACATCTACCTCTACCACATTGAGCCAAAGCTAACACGTTGGCAGAAATTCAAGAAAGCTTTAAAACGACTATTCAAATGACAGGCCTCTACTACCCCACCACACAACCGGCGCCGTTTGCCGCTCCGCTCTCTCCCCAAGAAATCATGCTTGGGGAGATGCGGATTGCGCAACACATGGCGGCCAAGGGACGCACCGACATCCCCACACTCCACGAAATCATGGAGGCGGACTTCCAACGTTCTGTCACCACCGACACACGCGCCATCATCGAGCGCATGACCACCGAGGAGCAGATGAACATCGCCTTTGTGCCGCTCATCATCTCGCACCTGGCATGGGTCTACGCTGACAAGGCTCTCGACATTGCGCGACGTGAGAAGGTGGCGGAACTCAAGCCGCTATCGCGCAAGGTGAAGGAACTGCGCACCGACTACATCCATATGCTTCAGGGCGACCTCAACGCCATGCACATTCGCGGCATTGAGGATGAAACGGAGCGCTTTCTCAACCTCTGCAACTACGACTTCACGGTGTTCTACTACACGGTCAACAACGAGGTGAAGCGCGTGGCTCCCGAATTGCAGTACAACGAGATTATTACCTATGCGTTCATCTCCGTGCTGATGGTGCGCGCCCTTCGCCATCACAACAACGAGGTAAACGCGCTGCTGCTGGAGCGTCTTGGCCCCGACAAAGAGAGCGTGACCAACCCCTTTTTGGTGGCGCTCGAAACTCTGATGCTCGCTTGCACAAACGGTTGTCCGCTGAAACTCGACGGGCAGCTGGTGCAGCTCTGCATGAATATCTTTTACAATAACCTCAACCGAATCGAATTTAACATCATTCATGGCGATTGACGATGGTAAAGTTACAAGGCTATACGATTTATGACGTGCCGGGGAGTTGTGGCAGTTGCCCCGCGTTTCATAACGGGGCGACTTCCCAATACCCGGGTAGCGAATTAGGCCATTGCTCCATGTGGGACGAGTGGCACAAGAGTTGGTGTACGACACCAAGACGATGCGCGCGGCTATTTAAGAAGGCGCTGACCTATCCTGAGGGCACAGAGCTGCTAATTGTGGAGTCACGATAGAGCGCTTTCCGACATTTGTTACCCCCTTTCCGACATTTGTTACCCCCCCCTCAGACAAAAAAAGTGCATTTTTTTGAAAAATAATTACCTAAAAATTTGGTTATTAATGAATTTATTATTAACTTTGTAGTACATTAATAATCAACAAAGAAAGGAGGTAAAACATGACATGAAAACAAAGAAAAGGTTGATTTTCCGAATCCTCGACCTACTTTCACTGATAGAGAATAAGAAAAATCAACCAATCGTCAATCAAATCAGAGGGCTATTATTTGAACTATTAGAGTCCTAAACACAGCACCCCGGGTGACAGACGGGGTGCAAATTTAACACATAAATGGAAAATAAAAAAATCACCTACGAACAATTTAACGACCCAAAGTTCAGACGCGCCGAACAAATGAAGGTTAAGTCTGAGGCGGTTTGGGTTACATTCCATGAACTTGGCGGTTTAATCAACGTGTCAAAGTTGGCAAAAGATTATTTCCATAAATCGCAAAGTTGGTTTGCCCAAAAGTTAAACGGATACAGCGTGTGCAACAAAGAGCGTTCATTTACCGCCGACGAATATTCTCAGTTAGCACAGGCGCTGCGCGATATCGCCGGTCGGCTCACTGCCTATGCTGATGCGATAGACGCAGCAGAAGAATAACGTCACATAACGCTCACTGCGGCGTCGGTTTGGCGCGATTGACCCACCATAGTCAGTCGCGCCTTTTGTGTTTATATCGTACTCGCAACAAATTTCTCAGCCACGCGCAAATTAATCATCTTGTAATGATTATGTTATAAATATTTTCACTATCTTTGCATTGCGTCGGCGCTCTCTCATGTTGACTCGTAGTATGAAACGAACCAAATCAAAACCACAGCGCAGCCAAGACCTTGAGCGCATGAAGCGCCTCGAGCTTGTTGCACAATTGCGTCTGCGCCATTGCTCTTATGCCGAAATCCGCACTCAGGTGATGGAGAAAATGAAGCGTGACACGTACTCCAAAGCCACGGTTAAGGAGGATATCGACGCTTGCAAAGCCATTTGGCGCGAAAGCATGGAGAGCGGCGAATCGTCTGCCGGCATGGAGGTGGAGCGAGCCAAAGACATCATCCACGAGCTTTGGAGCCAATACGACATCAGCAAGCAGAGCACAGGCATAGGCGACGTGCGATATATTGCCGAAATTCGTGCCAACCAACAGGAGATCCGCAAGATGCTCGGACTCTACGCCCCCGAAAAGAAAGAGGTTTCAGGCGAAATCTCCTTTGCCTCGCTGCTGATGGAGAGTGGAATGGTCGAAAGCGATGCCGAATAGTGACGCATGGCAAAACGGAGTGACATAGATTTGCACCGTCGTGGCATCGCTCTGCTCAACTCATGGCGCGCGGACTGGAACAAGTTCATCCGCGAAGCCTTGGGAGCGAACCTCGACAAGGAACAGCAAGCCATAGTGTCGTCGGTGCAACACAATCCCCGAACATCGGTAACTTCGGGCACAGCGCGCGGCAAGGACTTTGTGGCTGCGTGTTGCGCTGTATGCTGCCTCTACCTCACCCCGCGCTGGAACAGTCGCCATGAGTTGGTGGAGAACACCAAGGTGGCACTCACCGCTCCCACCGACCGTCAGGTTAAGAACATCATGATGCCTGAAGTGAGCCGCCTCGTCGACAGAGCCAAGCAGCGCGGCATCGTCCTGCCGGGCACCGTGACCACAGACCGCATCCGCACCGACAACAAAGAATGGTTTCTCACAGGCTTCAAAGCCGACGAGCAGAACCACGAGGCATGGTCAGGTTTCCACGCTGTTCACACGATGTTTATCATCACCGAGGCGTCAGGTATCTCCGACAACATCTACAACGCCGTGGAGGGCAACCTTCAGGGCGATAGTCGCATCTTGCTGGTGTTTAACCCCAACACCACCATCGGCTATGCCGCGCGCAGTCAGAAGGGCGAGCGCTGGTCAAAGTTCCGTCTGAACTCGCTCACCGCCCCCAACGTGGTGGAGCGCCGTGTGGTCATTCCCGGACAGGTGGACTACGCATGGGTACAGGACAAACTTCAGACGTGGTGTACTCCCATCCGCGAGTCGGAGCGACAGGACGAAATGGACGACTTCTGCTTTGAGGGGCAATGGTATCGCCCCGAGGACTTGTTTCGCACCAAGGTGCTGGGCAAGTTCCCAAAGGTGTCGGAGGACGTGCTTATCCCCCAGCAATGGATAGAGGCGGCACAAGAGCGTTGGCGCGCTGCAGGAGGTCAAGACCCGCTGCAATATGGCGAGACTCGCGTCATGGGCGTGGACGTCGCCGGCATGGGGCGCGACACCACCTGCTACGTGGAGCGCGAAGGAGCATGGTGCAGCACTTTCGACTGCCACAACTCCGGAGGCGTAGCCGACCACATGGAAGTGGCAGGTCAAATCACCGCTCGCCGCCGACGTCACCCACTGATGCACGTGGCAATAGACACCATCGGCGAAGGTGCCGGTGTCTACAGCCGCTGTGTGGAGGTGGACGGTCACCCCGAGTATATTATCAGCTGCAAATACAGTGCAGGAGCCAAAGACCACCTCGACAAGGAACTGCGCGACATAACAGGCGAATATCGCTTTGCCAATCTCCGCGCCTATCTGTTTTGGTGTGTGCGCGACTGGCTTAACCCCAAAAACAACACCGGGGCGATGCTCCCACCCGACGAGCGCTTGCTTGAGGAAGCCACGGAGATACGCTGGTCATTTCGCAGCGACGGCAAAATCATCATCGAGCCTAAAGACGATATTAAGAAGCGACTGAACCGAAGCCCCGACCGCTTTGATGCTCTCGCCAATACATTCTTCCCGGTTAGGAAACGGCAAGGCATAGACCTCAGCCGACTGCAACATTTAGTTTAACAACAACATCCCATCACAACCCCAAAAACACAAACAACAATGCCGGCAATTAACGACATCCTAAATGCTCCGGGCACCGAGCGCGAGAAAATCCTTGCACTCAAGGAGAAAACCATCAACGTCCCGATATGGGGCGGCAAGAACGGTCTGCTTTTTCAGTATGATCCGACCAAACATCCGGTCATGAACAAGGCGGCATATCCCGACATAGCGACAAACGAAGGCGTGACGAGAGTGACCCGCATCACCCTCGACTTCCAGCGCCTTGCCACCAAGCGCATGAGCGAACTGGTATGCGGCATCCCCGTCAAGCGCATCTACAAGCCCGCAAACGAGGTGCAGAAGGAGATAGCCACCTATCTCGAATCGATATTCGAGCGCAACCGCATCGACAGCGTGAACAATGAGCGCACGGTCTATCTCTTTGGCTCGTGCGAAGTGTTTACGCTGTGGTATGCCGTTGAACAGCGCAACGACATCTACGGCTTCAACAGCCCTCTGAAACTGCGCTGCCGCAACTTCAGTCCCATGTTGGGTGACGAGCTTTATCCCTACTTCGATGAGTATGGCGACATGATAGCCATGAGCATCGGCTACATCCGCAAGGTGGGGCGCAAGAGCGTGCAGTTCTTCGACACCTACACCGATGACCGTCACATCAAGTGGAGCAACGAGAGCGGCGAGTGGGCTGTGGTAGAGGACGAGAGCACCACACTGCTCAAAATCCCCGGCATCTATTGCTACCGCCCCACCCCGATTTGGGAGGACACCAGCCGCAACATCTACGAGATGGAATGGGCGCTGAGCCGCAACGGCAACTACCTGCGCGAGAATAGCAAACCCCGCTTCATCGTGTTTGCCGACGACATCATCAAGTATGGCGACGAGAAAGGCCCCGACCGCGAGTTTATGAGCGTGATGCAGTACCCCAAAGGCTCAACAGCGCAATACGTCACATGGCAGCAAGCCATTGAGAGCCTGAAGTTCTACATTGAACAACTGCGCAGCCTGTTCTTCACCCAGCTGCAACTCCCCGACTGGAGCTACGAGAAGATGAGCCAACAAGCACTCTCGGGCGAGAGCCGCAAGCAGATGTTTATCGACGCCAAACTCAAGGTGAAGGATGAGAGCGGCAGACTGCTGGAGTTCTTCGACCGCGAGGTGAACGTGGTGAAGGCGTTCCTGAAACTGATGTTGGGCGAGAAATACCACAAGGATATTGACGCTCTGAAGGTGGAGAACGAAATCACTCCGTTTAGCATCAACGATGAGAAGGAGACAATTGAGAACCTGCTTGCCGCCAATGGCAACCAGCCGCTCATTTCGCAGCTTCAATCCATTCAGATACTCGGCTGGAGCGATGACGCCGCTCAGACGCTTCGCGACATTCAGGAGCAGAGTCGCCTGGATGAGTTTGAGCTAACCGGTTCCTCTCCCGATGAGACAGCCGCCACCCCCACCCCGAAATGAAACGCACAGCAGTGATGAAACGAGGTGAGCAGCCGCCACAAGCGCCCAAGCGCTGCTGCCGTGAGTGTGCCCATTCCCGCGACTGGTCTGACCGAGCCGTGGACGGGCACCTCATTCTCTGCCGCTGCCGCTTCGACGAGAAGACGGAGCACGGCAAGTTTTGTAAATTTCTATCTGACCCCGAGTGCGAACACTTCCAACCACGCGCATAAATGCCAAAGCTCAACAAATACGACAAGGCGCACCTCCGCAACATGACGGTGGTGCAATCTTATATCGACCGCGCCTTCAAGCAAGCCACCGAAGCCGCCGCCCGACTGGGCGTGAAGGTGAAACTCCCCAACCCTGACACTGCGTTTCGGTTTGAGGACTATCCCACCGTGCAAAAACAGTTCGAGGCGGTGATGGAGACGCTGCACAACGCCGCCGAGGTGAGCATCATCAACGCGGTGCGCTCGTCGTGGACGTTGTCTAACAACAAGAACAATGAGCTATGTAATCATGTGTTTGGCACCAAGGCTGACCAACTGAGTGATGCCATGCGCCGTCGCTACTACTCCAACAATGATGATGCTCTGCAAGCGTTCCTGACGCGCAAGAGCAACGGGCTGGGGCTGAGCGACCGCGTGTGGCAATACACCAACTCGTTCAAAACCGAAATCGAGTTGGGACTTGACATGGGCATCCGGTCAGGTCTCGACGCAGCAAGTATGGCGCGCGACTTGAAGCAATATCTGAAATATCCCGACAAGTTGTTTCGCCGTGTGCGTGATGAGCGCGGTCAGTTGCACTTGTCGAAGGCGGCTGCGGAGTTCCATCCGGGGCGCGGTGTGTATCGCTCGAGCTACAAAAATGCACGGCGCTTGGCGGTGACTGAAACCAATATGGCATACCACACAGCCGACTATTTGCGGTGGCAGCAGATGGACTTCGTGGTAGGAATCGAGGTGCGTTTATCGTCAAACCACACCCTGCTCGGCGGCGATGGCACTCCCCACGAGTTTGCCGACATTTGCGACGAGTTGCAGGGACGCTATCCCAAGGACTTCAAGTTCACCGGATGGCACCCTCACTGCCGCTGCTTTGCCGTCTCGATCCTCAAAACCGAGGAGGAGATGGAGCAGGACACTCAGCGCATCCTCAACGGCGAGGAACCCACCCCCTCCGAGGATAGCGAGAACGCCGTCAGCGACCTCCCCGACAAATTTAAGAACTACATTCAGGAACGCAGCGAAACCATCTCTAACCTTGACGAGGCTCACACCCCCTACTACATCCGCGACAACCGCGCCCAAATCAACCCCATCCTCGGCATCACACCACCAGCCGCAGCGGTGGAACCTGTTACTTATGCCATCGACACAGCATTGCCGCCTAAAGTGCAAAATAATGCAAGCAATAGGCTTGCTTTAATGACTGAGGAATTGTGTAATTTCACGCTACAAAATGGAGGCAGTGTAACCATTCCACTTGAAAAGATTGCCCATGTAAATAAAAGCAAACAGGAACTCGGGAAATTCAAAAAAGAACTTAGAGCGGCAAAACGTTTTGCGGATGCCGGTCACGTGATTGTATTCATGCCGGACGACGCAGGCTCATATGATGTATTGTTTGATGGAGTAAAGGCAGAGCTTAAATGCACCGGGTCATCAGGTAATATTGTGAAGTATGCAAAACACGCGACACGTGAGCAAGGTGCAGAGATTGTATTGTTTGAATTTACAGACTGGGGGACTCCGTTTATTGAAGAAATTGCGAAATTAATACGATTAGGGATCCACGGCAGATATGTTATATCCGGCAATTCAACGATATATACATTCTAAAAAAAATCAACCCTCGGCGGAAACCGAGGGTTGTAGTGGTGCGTCCCCCGAGCATTTAATCGAGTTGTCATGCCCCTGTCCGATGAATTTAATGTCTATCGGCATCAAGACATCGGCAAAGTTAATGCACAAATTCCTAATTTCCAAATTTTTGATGAGAAAAATAAAAATAGAACCGGAGGACTTCCACATTGGGCAGTCACTCCGGAGCCAGGGCGTACAGCTTTCGCCTAACACCATCGCAAAGTTAGAAAACTTTTTT